TGGAAATTTTTTAGATGTAGTAGCACAACAGATAGCAGACAAAGATCAACTGACTATAGGACCTAGACTTAAAATATTTTTTAATAAGTATGTTCGTGATGGTAAAAGACTTCCTCTACCAGAAAAATTTGTAAAAGAATTTAAAAATTATTTTCAAGAAGAAGTACACAAGGCAGCAGATAAAGTCAAAACACCAAAAGCAAAGGCAAGTAAGTTATCTAAACTGTATGATGGTCTAGATCTCATAGATAGTAACGAAGATGGTCTAAAAAGAACCGTGGAACTATACACAGTCCTACAAGGAGCGAAGGAAGTATTCATTCGTAAACTTGAAAAGGGTGAGAGATTTGGAACATATCTGAAAACAGAAGATGGTTTCCAGATTACTGCACCAGAAGGATATGTTGCTATAGATGAGGGAAACAATGCTATCAAACTGGTTGATAGATTAGAATTTTCTAAGGCAAACTTCAATGTTTCCAAGAATTGGGTGAGTGGAGATGAAAAATAGACTAGTGTTTACATTTGGACGATTCAATCCACCTACTGTAGGTCATGAAAAATTACTCAACAAAGTTGCTGAAGTAGCAGGAGATGATGATTACTTAATTTTTCCTTCACACACTCAAAAGAAGGACAATAACCCATTAGATTCTAAAACTAAGAGTGATTACATGAAAAAGATGTTTCCACAACACAGTGACAAGATTGTTTATGATACATCATTGAAGACAATTATAAATGTTCTCTCTAAATATCAAGGAGATTATATGTATGCCACTGTAGTAGTAGGATCTGACAGAGTTCAGCAGTTTAATATACTTACTGCAAAATATAATGGAAAAGATTATACATTTAGAGGTATAGATGTGATATCTGCTGGTGAAAGAGATCCAGATGCAGATGGTTTGACTGGTATGTCTGCTAGTAAAATGAGAGAAGCAGCAAAAAATAAGAATATGCTGTTGTTTTATCAGGGAATACCTGATACACTATCACAGAAAGATAAATTAAATCTTATGTTAGACGTCAGAAAGGGGATGGGTCTCAAATGAAAAACTTTAAGAAGTTACGAGAGGAAGCTCTAAGACAACAACAAAGACATGAGCATGTTCTTAATGAAGGAGATATAGTGATGTCTTCAAGAACAGGAGTCAAAGGTACTATACATAGAATAGGTGGCAACTATGCAATTATCATCTCTGAAGAAGGAAAAATGTTTAGAGAGTGGATAAAAAACATTAGAGCTATAAATAACATGAGACGAACCTCCTTTTTTAACGATGAAGAAGCAAGACACAGTAAACAAGATAAAGAATAATGACGAGTTTTCATCAGGATTGATGGAATCTTATGGTAAATGGATGGGTGGAGACTGCTTCCAGAATACTACATTACCAGATATCCATGAAGCACCTTTTGATGGCATGGATCCTCAGTCTAACGGTGCAGAGATAGAAGATATTACAAAGAAAAAGAAAGAAGTCAAGAAAGTAACTCCAGTTGGAGCAAAAGAGACTGCTCCTGCAAATGAAGAGTACGAAGTATTAGAACGTGAAGAAATTGAACTAGAAGGAGAACTCTATGTTATAGAGAAGAGAAGATATTTTGCTACTGAAGGTAGTATGAAGACAGCTCGTGCTAATGTTGGTGCTTCTACATGCTGGAAAGGATATAAGGCAAAGGGAACTAAGATGAAAGGAGGAAAGTCAGTTCCTAATTGTGTTAAAGAAGATGAGTTTCATCATCAGAAAGACAAAGATGGTAACACAATACCACATGAAGATGAGATAAAAGAAGGTAAGAAGGGTCTTTATGACAACATTCATGCTAAGAGAAAGAGAGGAGAGTCTCCTGCAAAACCTGGCGATAAAGGATATCCTGCACCTGATGCATTCAAAAAAGCAGCAAAGACTGCTAAGGAAGAAGTAGAACTAACAGAGAAAAAGTTAGATGCAGTTGGTAAAGAAGATAAGGACATTGATAATGATGGAGATCATGATAAGTCAGACAAGTACCTAATTGCTAGACGCAAGAAGGTCGGCAAGATTATTGCTATGTCTAAGAAAAAATGAAATCCTTTAATCAATTCAAAACTGATTCTAAGAAAAGAAAAGAAAAACTAAAGAACAAAAAGGTTGGCAACGTAGAAGTCATGCCCATCGTTCCTGATGGCGATGGTAAAGGTATGACTACTCGTGCTACAAATGAGGAGGTGCTAAATGAAAAGTCAGTCTCAAAGTCCCAACAAAGATTCTTCGGGATGGTTAGAAAAGCTCAAAAAGAAGGTGAGAAGAAAGCTTCCTCACCTGAGGTTGCCAGAGTTGCTTCCAGCATAAAGATGAAGGATGCAAAAAAGTTTGCATCTACTAAACATAAAGGACTACCAGAGAAAAAGGTAGCAAAAGAAGAGACATGTGGTAAAGGAGAGTACTATTGTAATGATACTCAGAAGTGTAAACCCATTCCTAAAGGTATGAAGGTAAGGGGTGATGGGTTTTTGACTAAAGAATCATTTGAGTCTGGTGTACTAAAAGCAAGAAGGTATCATAGAGTAGGAAAACTCATGTCATTCAAGGAATTTATGAAGATTATGGGTGAAATTTTGGGGGAATGGGAAAAGTAATAAATAGATACACACACATTATGGAATATTACCATGTTTTCTTTTCTACTACCACTTGCAACGAAAGTCATTTCAGACGCAGTAAACAAGATTCCTGACAATGAGGAACTTGGAGAAAAATTAATAGAAATTTGCTTAGTTATCTTAGGTAAGGCAGTTAAACTGACCAAAACTGACATGGATGACAAGCTACTTGAGACTGTCAAGTCTGCTATTGCAGCAAAGGAATAGTCCTTTTATAAATAAAACTTAGAACAATACACGATTAGAGAAAAAGATGTCACTTATTGGAACAACGGATGCAGCTGCATTCTCACAAAATATTGGTGTCACTAACGGTGATGCCACTGTCACAAAGAACGCTGCTGACACCGTTGTCGGTGGTGATGTACTTCAAATTTCTGGTGTTAACTACATTGTTAAGACCGTTACTAGCACTACTAGTATTGAACTACACAAAGTATACGCAGGATCAACAGCAACAGTTACTGCTGCTAATGTAATTAAAAGAACTCCTCCAAAACACGTTGCAGAATTTGTAATCGTGGGTGGAGACTCTAATAGTTATGAGTTGATTTTTGCTGATTCTACTGAGGGTTCTCTTGCTGAGAGTAAGTCTCGTGGTATTAGTAATCCTGGTTGGTGGTTGTATAGAACATATACAGATCACTATGGTAACACTCGTCACAAGGCAGAATGTATAGCAGCTATGTCTGTTGCTGCTGGTACATCTGGTGACGCATCTGATGATACCATTGCTGCTGAAGTTGCATCTGCTGTAACTATCACATCACAACCTGGCAACTCTGCTTCATCTTCTGGTGCTGGTACATTTGCTGTTGCAACAAGCACAACAGGAACACCTGGCACACTTGCATACGTATGGCAGAGACAGAAGGCTGGTACTAAGCGTTGGGTTAACATCACTGCATCACTTGATACAGGTATCACATACGCTGACTTCACTACTGCAACTCTTGCATACAGTGGACTTGGTGGTGCTACATTAGATGGTCAAAACTACAGAGTTAAGATTACATCTGCTAATGGTACTGAAGAAGTAATCTCTGATGGAGCAGCTGCTCTAACATTCGGATCATAATGAATGAACATTACTGAATTGACACCAGATAACTGGTTATTCTTTGCTATTCAAAATTATAACAATCCGTCGTCCGTTACTTATTCAGACTTTGAAGAGGACTTAAAGAGATTTAAGTACATCAAAAGACTGTTTAAAAGATATGAGACGACGGGAGAGCTCAAGACTCACTTGATACTTAATCATGTGATCGTATTATACAATGTGTTTGGTGAAGCAGGGACACCACTACTGTTTTACAAAATTGAGGCAACATATTGGCGTCAAATCAAAGCGTTTATGTTGTTTCTAAATAGATTACCACCCTCAATGAACAACGATGCTGACGAAGAATGTCTAAGACTACTGAATCTAATATGAATGAGATGATTAATACCGCTGGTGACGGTTCTGGACTCCAGTTACCTCCCGCATTTGTTATGGTAAACCCTAGACAACATCGTAAGTATAAGAAAAACAATGAGAGAGTTGATGGTCGCTCTAAAGGAGCGAAGGATCTCTTTTCCC